TGTACACTTGCCATTGTGGTGGTCATAATAACAATAATCCAAAGAAGCACTATAAATCCCGCAACAGTAGTTGGAATCGCAGGAATCGCTACAGGGCTGGTAGGCAGTTTAGGTATCAATATGTCGTTGAGGAAGAGTACTGGGATTCTATGGAAACTAAGTGGTACTTTGAGGAACAAGATCGCAGGAAGAAACGAAAAGAACCTTCTTTCAGCTATTCCTAGTCAACCCTACAATTGACCCCCTATCAGTCCCTAAACACTCCCCCCTGCATTATTACCCTATTAGTCCAATAACAGTAATCCTTAATCATTTTATAATAACTTTTACAAAAGCAGTGGGGGTTTTGTAAGGCTACTAATCCTGTTTGTTTGTGTTTAATCGCTGTATTGACTCGTCAGTTGTCGCTTGACAGTGGTGGGGTATGTGTTAGTATTGCGATATGGAAGCTAGTGTAACAAACGTACGCAGAAACTTGGCTGATTACATTGATAAGATTCGCATGACTGGAGAGCGACTTCTAATTACCAGACGTGGTAAGGTGCTGTGCGCTTTGGTTACTGTGGAGGATTTGAGGCTTTTGCAACTGTTGGACGAGCTTGGAATCCATAGTATGAAATCTCTAGTGGATAAACTCTCCCTCCCAACCCCTAAATAGTTATGGAAATCGAACCTTCGTATGGATGGGCCGGTACAGAAGAAATGCAGCACTCACTGATTTGCAGTTGGATAGTGGGAGTAATCAAGGATTCCTTTGTAAAGTTTGGAGTTCTTCAGGGAAATTGTACTACCCAGGAAGCGGGAGAACTAATGGACCGGCTACGCAGGGATAACCCTGAATTTGACTGGGAAGGACTTGCCAACAATCAGAAGCGTCTTTACCAGCACTTCTACGAAGAACATTTTAAAGGTGGTGATGCTTTATCAAGGACGACCATTATTTTCCCAATGGAATGCCAATTTGACACCGCCCCTGAATCGGGGGCATAGGAGGAAGAATGTTAAATTCAGAAGAGTTGAGTTTCTTACAAGGAATGGGTTTACTGTTTTGCCCTTCTGCAAACAATGAGGAGAAAGACGGTATGGTTACTATTAGAATTACTGATAGATTACGGACAGAAATAGTTGACACATTTAGCTCTATCACAGCCAAATTAACTATTCTTGAGCAAGAATCCAGGCTTGACACCTCTGAATGATTTGGTAGTATTTGATTGGTAAACGAGGCCTAAGAAATTGCACACTCCCGTACGGAGAGAGCCTCTCAGGTATGGCCTTTGACAGTAGGCTCCTGTCAGTGTGTAAGAGAATCCCTTCCAGAAATGGTGGGGTTTTTTAATTACTGGTTGACAATAACTAATGGGTGGGGTATTGTCTGGATATGGGAACAAATAAGTACAAACGCAGGGAATGGGCTTTGACAGACGAGGAACTTTCTTATATGGACGATTCCCGTCTCTATCACGGTAGGCTTGTTTGGATCATAGATCGTTTGATCGAAGGTCACTACAATGAGCATGGAGACGGAACACTTGATGAGGATCAAGAATGACGCAGTTCGATTGGCAACTACTGTGGAATCACGCATGGCAATATATCCAAATATTAGGGATCTTCGCAATACTGGGATACTCTATTTACGGCCTCAGTAAACTTTGGAAGGACGAGTAATGAATGACTTCAATTTCGACGACTACGCAAAAGAACAGGACGAATCCCGTAGGAAGGCTTTGACTGAACCATATGTCATCGTTCCTGAGAGTTCGGCTGATTCTGACTGGAATTGCTTGTATCCTAACAAAGTTGTTCCCTACGAAAGATACCAAGAGCTTGAAGAAAGATTTGCTACTCTTGAAGGCCACTTTAGAGAGTTAAACGAAAGTTACAGCCTTGCTCTTGATCAGAGGGATTCGTATCGTAATGAGATTGACACCCTTGAAGAGAAATGTAATCGGTGGGTAAAACAATTCACTGATCTTAACGCTGATTGGTCAAAGCAGAAGGAAAAGATTCGCACCCTTGAGGAGCAACTGGAAAATTCCTCTAAGTCTATACCTGTAGATTGGAGAACTAGCGGAGAAAGTGGTCCAGAACTCAACACTCTTATGCTAGGCTTCTTAGGTTTATCCGTACCTGAACTTTGTCAGAAAGATTGGACCGCCTCTACTCAAGTATCCGAAGCATACGAAGATAAATTAAATCGTCAGCTTAAGACTTTTAAAATGGAGTACATGGCTGAATGGAAGGAGTGGAGAAAGAGTGAATGAAGTAAAAAACGGTAGACCGTTTAAATCAGACTCACGTTCCCGTCAGGTACAGGTTCGCTTCTCACCCAATGAGTATCTACTACTTGAAAAGAAGGCCAAGAAAACAAAGACCGGCACAATTGCTGAGTATATCCGTGATCTATTCTTTAAGGATTTGAGTAAGCGAAAATGAGATTCTTCAAATGGTTATGGTCTAAAATTTGGCTGTCTACTGAACCTAAAAGGGATCGCAGTGGGTACATATTCTTTCTGTCCGCATACAATCAGAATCTAAAACGTATTTGTGGGGTGAGTGATTTCCTGCGTGGTAAGGAACCTGTCAATCGACCCACAGCAAGAGGAACCTTAGCAATTCTTGAGAAAGCAGAAGATCGTGGCGAATTGGATATGCTGAAGTTTCCGAGGCCACATGAATGACAATAACCAAACAAACCCTTAAAGATATCCAAGACCTCATAGATAAGCCCATAGGCCAATGGATTTCAAGGAATGTCAAATACCTCCCAACCCTGAAGGAATTGGTGCAGCGTGAATTGAGGAAGCGGAAGTGAGCGATTATAAATATTACCACCAAGATCCTTCAGTACTCATGGAGTATGATCGAATAATTACTGAAAAGGCGAGACAGTTCTATTGTTTTGACCCAACTTTTCTTGTAGAGCATTTTACAAATCTTTGCATGAAGCATTTTAGACAATCGTGGCCCTCATTTGATTGTGTTGAATTTGTGGAGGATTCAGAATGATGTTTGGCGTAGGAGATGAGATGATCTCAGAAATCAAGGCATTGAGGAACGAAAACCGCAAATTGCGAGAAGCATTGGCCGCTATGAGTTTTAACTATGACTGTGGGTACGTACCGTCGAGCCTTTCAGCTAGGAGTGCTTTGTCTATGATGCGTGATGCTTTATCGGAGGACAAAGATTGAAATACATCCCGCCTAAATTAGAAATGTGCTGTGCTAAGTTGCAGACTTTGGATTTGTTCTATGGGTTTCTTTACATTTCTATTGGCCATAAGCAAATTGACTTCTGCCCATTCTGTGGAGAAAAAATAGAAGTAGTGAACCAATCCTAAAGACCTCCCCCTTGACAAATCCCCCTGCGTACTTTATGATTTATAAACCATGAATCCAGTAGAACTGACACAATTACAGCTTTGGTGGATAGAAGGTTGCGCTGTAGGCGTGATTGTGCTATTGATATGGATGTTTAAGAAGGAGGATAATAATGGAGATTGATACAAAGAAGTGTCCCTATTGCGGGGAATTCGCACAATCCAAACCGTTCTCATTAGAGGACGTTGTTGTATGTCCTGGTGACGGGGCAAAACCTCACCGGCACGTAACCATACTGGTTCGTAAGAATCCTATAGGAGATTAGAATGGCAATACACAAAGGTAAAACAAGAGTATCCTCAAACACCAAGAAAAAGAAACCTTCCAAGCCAAAAGGTATGGGGAACATTAACAAGTCTAAGAAGAAGAAACGCTAATCTCTTTGGAATAGAGATCTTCTTCGCTGAACAGAACGTAATCCTCACCACCAAATCGTAGTTCAATTCCTCCGAACTGGGGGAACATTACGTATTGACCAACACTCACAGTAGTTTCCACAAAGACCTTCTTATCGTTTAGATAACCCGGTCCTACCGCCTCAACCGTCCCGAAGGCGGTTTTGGCATACTTCTCATTACGTTGGGTCATGACGATAATCCCGCCTTTTGATACCTTTTCAGGGGTGTCGGGTTTAATCAGGACCATATCCCGCATAGGTCTAATCTTGGGTGTTTCGTTTTTCAATGTAATTACTCCCCATAAATAGCGTTCTTTTAAGAATGTATAATATTTCATTTTAGCATTTGGTTTGGGCTGGAACTTCATACGTGAGCCCTTTGACTTGTTGTAAATTATAACTTGTCCTTCTGATAGTGGAATGGGGATTCTCTCGGTGTGGGTCTGATTCCACCTACCGGGACCAACCCTCACCACAAACCCGAAATAGCTGTGCCATTTCACAAGGTCCGGTATCTCAATCAGGCTGGAAGAGAAATCTGAACTCATTTCTTCCGCCATAACAAGATCGTTGTTAATGGTTTTTATGTCCGTTATTCTTCCCATTCAATTCCTCCGTAAATTTCAAATACTCTGGTTCCAATATATCCACGATCTCTGATCTGATTATCTCAGCAACCTTCCTTCTGCGTTTAAAAGCAACGGTTCTAATGATTTTGAATTCTTCTTCGCTGAAATATACATTCACTACTTTGTTTCTAGCCATGTGATTCCATACCTAAAAAGGGTTAATTAAATATTGTTACAGCATTATATCCACACCTAATAAAATGTAAAGGGTGAATTTTAGCTTTTTTTAAAAGAAGTTTGCCCTTAAAGTGTTGTTCAATTATCTCGAAAGGAAACAATTATGCAAGCAGGGACCCAACTGAGACATTTATTCGGAACAGCTACGTTCAAATTTGTACGTGCATACAACAGTAAATACTGGATTGTTGAGAATCAACTGGGCAAAGAAGTCAGAATGCCCTCAAGGATTCTTGTCACCCAAGCTGAAGTGGACGCTATACGAACAAGTAAAATGAAAGATCGGGCTGCAAGACAGGCCAGAGCAACAGCCAAAACTGTAGTGCTTGAACCGGTTGAGCCCGAAAAGGTTGAAGAACCCAAAGAGAAAGTGGTCACTCGTGAGATTAAGAAACCACCGATCAAATCAAAGATCAAAGAAAAGATTCAAAAAGTAGTTAAGAATATCACGAAAAAGAAAAAGAAGAAGAAATGAGAAAACCAAAAGTATCAACCAAAGAACGCAAGAAAAAAGCAGACGCTACCCGTCAGAATGTAGAGAATCTGATCGTTCAGGAAGTTATGCTTCTTGACCCTGTTGAGAAAAACTGTGTCCTGGCTTCTGTCATGTTTAATGGGGTGCAGTCAACAGCAGCCAAATACGTTGGTATCTCCACCCAAAAGTTCAAAAGTATCATGTCCCAACCCACAGTACTACTCGCCCACGAAATCCAAGAAAACTTCATAATGAATAAATCACTGGGCGATACCATTGTCGATCAGGAATGGTTGATGAAAGAATCTTTGAACCTGTTTAAGAATGCGGATCAGGACAAAGATAAACTCGCTGCATTGAAATGGGTTGGTGAAGTATCTGGTGTAACCTCTAAACAACCTGATGTTTTGAATAATATAACCAATATCCAAACACCTGAGATACTGGTAGGTGTTGATGATCCAGAAGGGGAATTGGGTGGATTTAGAGAAGCAACAGAAAATAATAGCACGAATTAAAAAGGATCCTGAATATTTTATATTCAATTTCTGTAAGACAGAAGATCCTCACGACGAGGAAGAACCAATAAAGTTATTCCCCCGTAGGCAGCATATACGGGACATGATCTTTGAAATCCATAACAACGATAAGGTGATAATAACTAAGTCACGTCAAATGCAGTTTACATGGACAATGCTTGCTTACATTTTATGGTTGGTGATTACTCAGGGAAGCCGTAAATGCTACGTCCAATCGAAGAAAGAAAAAGATTCAGATCGCCTTTTAAATAGACTGTTTGGAATGTGGAAGCGATTACCGCCTTTTCTCCAAGCTATGGTTGTTCTGAGAAAGAAGTACTGCCTTGTTTACGGGGTGAATGGTTCAGAGGTACTTGGTATCCAGCAAGATCCAGAAGCGTATCGTCAAGAATGTGCGTCTCTTGTTTTTGTGGATGAAGCTGAATTCCAATATGAAATGGAACGCATTGTAACTTCTTTAATGCCTACGATTCATGGAGGTGGCAAGATTGTTATTGGGTCGTCGGTCAACGGTAACAGAAACTACGTCGTCAAGCTCATTGAAGGCGAAGTGTAATTCGTATTTGGGTTTCGACCCGAAGAACGCAACCGTGAAGCAGGTTACTTTGGGGGATATTCCCAAAGGACTGCGTAAAACAAAGATGATCGACGGTGTGGAACACTTCTTTTGCTTTGAAAGAGAGTCCTATGAACTTGAAACAGACGTGTGGGTTACTCTTGAGCAACTGCTTTATCTTTGTCCAATCTTAATGGAAGTGTGTCGGGTAAGGGTAAAGCTCACAGCACCGTATGACATTTATGTGGTGACTGATCCAAACGGTCGAAAGACCATGTTCTACAAGAATAGATTCGTTGTGATGGACAGGGGTTACGATTATCACTACCAGGGTTTTCCATACGCTTTGAGTGGAGACAAGTCATTAGACCTCAGGGGAGAATCTCAGGAAGATCAGGACAGATTTAATTCAGTGCTAATGGGAATGTCGCTTCTGATTGAAGCAAGTGGTTTTGCGACAAAGAGATCTTCCCATTTGAAACGAATAGAAGAAGCAACAATCAGTACCCAGTCAGATGATCCGAGTTGTAAGTATGCTGAGGTGCTGGCATTCCTTTGGGTCGAGGATCTCAAACAAGCAGGTGAATGGGAGAGTCGTTGGGACATTCTATAAAGAAAAAGACTATGAAGAAGGGTTGGCATGCTGAACTCAACGAAAATGGTTGGCGTTGTATTCAAATGCACTATACCTGCGATCCTATAAAAGCTGGTGAAGAATGGCAGGAAGCAGCAAAAGAAGGAACACCCCATAGAGTATGGCAGCAAGAATATGAAATGAACCGCACAATCACAAGCGGTATCAAAGTATACGAGGACTTTGAAAAAGAGATTCACGTTCAAGACCTTGCATATGATTCGACCAAACCTTTATACCGGGGTTGGGATTTTGGTTATCACAAACCGGCTGTTGTTTTTGTTCAGTTTGACGATCAAAACACAATGTTGATTTTGGATCAATTGACACCTGAGAAGATTTCAACACACCGTTTAGCAGAATTGGTATTGGAGTACACAGAAAAGTATTTCCCTGACGCTGGCTGTATTGACTTCGGGGATCCTGCTGGTAACAGGAAACAATCTTCAGCAGAAGACGGCAAGTCTGACATTGAGATTCTTGCCGATTTTAAAATTTATGTTACCAGCAAGAAGTCTGAGGTTAAAGGCGGTATCGAAACAGTCCGTGAACTCTTGAGGTTGAGAGCAGACGGAACGCCCGGTTTGTTAATGGACCGTATTTGCAGCAGGGTTATAGGCGGATTTGACGGGGGTTATGCTTACCCCGAAGATCAGTTCGGTAATCCAAAGTCTGAGCTTCCTGACAAAGACGGTTTCTACGATCATGACCAGGACGCAGTGAGATACATTGTTATAAACGTAGTGAATCCGAGGAATTTGATTCCTGTAAAGCACAGGAAACCTAAACCTTTGCGAAATAATGAAGGGTTTTATCAGGATCATGGGACGTTTCCCGGTGATAGACCAAAGAAGAGTAAAACAAAAGCACCTGCTGGATTTATAAAGGTCGGAAATGGCTACAGAAGATTTATCTAAACTTATAGAAGTTCCCACAGAAGAGAAATTGGTAGATTATACCAAGAGTGAACCAATTCTAAAGGAACTGTCCAAAGATAAGCAGGAAGAGATTGTCGATATTATGATCGAGAATGTTGAAGCTGCTCTTGACGCAAGGCATGAAAAGGAAAGGCGTTGGACAGATTCCTACGATCAATGGCGTGGAAACCTTGTAAAGATCAATGATCCCTGGGAAGGTTGTTCTCAAACCCATGTCATGGAAACATTCTCTGCTGAACAGATCATTACAGGCAGGTTGGTTTCCATTATATTAGAAGCCCTTCCTCTTGTTTCCCCTACTGAAACCAGTGATTTTGACAGAGCAGAGAAGATTGAACGCTTCATGCACTGGTTTTGGGAAAGGAAGCAGAAGTCATTTGTCAACAGATCGGCTGCTGCTCAAGACGCAGTGATCTACGGAACAGCAATATTAAAGAATATCTGGAAACGTGAAACCAAGAGTTTCATTGATTGGCAGCGACAATTTGAGGTTGAAGTTGTTACTGACGAGAACGATCAACCTATAATTACTCAAGACGGAACACCCCAAGTAGAACAAATAGAACTCCCTCCCAAAGCAGTTGAATTTTCAGAAATTGTTTTTGACGGCCCTACTGTTGAATCCGTTAGATTGTTTGATTTCATTGTTCCGATCAATGCCAAAGGTGTTCAGAAAGAGGACGCTGACTTTGTATGCCACCAAGTAAGGCATACCATTGACGAGTTGAAACGTCTACAAATGAAGGGTGTTTATGCGAACGTAGACAAACTTCGTTTGAGTGACGACAAGGACGAAAGAGACGACGAGGATACTGGTGCAGCGAATGATTTAAGGTCAAAGAAAAGAAAACAAAGGGTATCGGACACGGACGGGGATTCCAAATCAGAACGTAAGATATTTACTGTCTGGGAAATCTGGTGCAGTTTCGATCTCAACGGTGACGGTCTTGAGGAAGAATGCGTTATAACAATCGAGAAAGAAACCAGAACTCTTCTTCGTGCCCAGTTCAACGGACTCAAACACGGTAAACGACCCTTCACCAGAATTAGATTTATCCGTGAGGACAACTCATTCTACGGAATTGGACTTCCAGAACTGACCAAACGTCCTGAAGATCAGATCAATCACCTGAGAAACGGCAAGGAAAACATTCTTGAATTCGGAATGAACCCTGCTTATTTGGTCAACAGGCGTAATGAGGACGAAGGAGACGTTGAACTCAGTCCCGGCAAGAAGATCGAAGTGGACGATATCAACAATGCCTACCGACTTCTTGAGCGACCGACTATTCCAGTAGCAGCATTCACCGAAGAACAACTGATTCGTAGAGATATTGAACGAATCACAGGTATCAACCAGTTCTTACAGGGAAATACTTTTCTGTGTACTCCAATACCAATTCTGCTAAACGGTGTGTT